CACCAGCTGGTTGTTGAACGTCAGCGTCGGGGCCACGCCCACCGCCTGACCGGTTGCGCCGTCCGCGGGCGAGGGCGTGCAGGAGATCGCGCTCGGGGCGCTGTAGGTCGGCACCTGCACTGAGGTCCACCAGTTGGTCGAGCTGAATCCGGTGTGCGAATCGTCGCCCACCACGCGTTTGACAGTATCGGTGATACTCGCGCTCAGCTGGAACGTTTTGACGGTCCGCAGCGCGCGCAATTTCAGTTTGGTCGATTTGGGATCCGGCGTGTCCGTCTCGGTCGAGGCCTCCTCATCGAATGGCGAAAACTGGCATTTGAGGTACCAGTAATATTTATAGCTGCCCCCGCTTTTTTTGGCGCGGTAGCCGATGGCCACATAAGGCGGGGTCCCGCCGTTGTCGTACATGCGGCCGTTCACGTTGTCCCAAACCTTCCCCAGCAGCGTCGCCTGCAGGTCGCTGGGCAGGCCGGTGATCTCCACATCCGCCTCGCTCTCGCCCTCGGCAGACATCGAGTCGAACGGCTGATTGTCGGCGTATTGAACCTTCGAGTTCGTTTTTGGTTTCATGCTGATGGACATGAACGGCGCCAGGTAGGCGGGCGTTCCCGCCACATATCCGCTGGAGTCGTCCTGGGTCACCAGCGCATAATACAGGTTGTCCACGCCAACGTATGATTTTTGATTGAGAGGCATATCGTTCTCCTGTTGTTCTCTCCTCCCGTGTCGGGGAGGAGATGGAGGGGGTTCACCCGCTCACGAATATATAATCGATTGCCAGCCCGTAATGACTGGTCTCTGAGTTTTTCGGCAGCGCGCGTTCCACGCCGCGCTGAAATCCTGCCGCGATCATCACACTATCCACGTCCGGGAGGTCCACCAGGCCGTCGCGGCTCATCACGCTCACCTGCACCCTGTACAAACGCGCCGTCTCTGCATTGTCGGCATGTTGTTCGGGCACGCCGCTGATCAGCGTGTACACGATGAATTGATCCGGCAGATCGCCGAGATACACATCCATCGCGAACGGCACCGCAGGCATCAATGCAGCCAGGGCATTACGCACCCGCTCAAAGATCGTCGTCATGCATCCACCATCCGGTCTGCCTTCAGCGAATCGACGATAGCTTTCATCGTGCGCCGCTTGAAACGGTCCCAGGCTGCGCGGATATACGATTGCGGCGGAATATGTTTCGACGGCGACCCATACTCCTGCACCCCGCCGATAATGTGGATCTCTGCGGGCGCATCGTAATCAATCCCGATCTCAACGGAGATCAGGTTTCCATCCTGGTAGGGACCGTTTATGACCAGCGCTTTCAACAGGTCTCCCTGGTCCACAGGCACCATGTCCCGCATGCCGTCCAGCATTACCGCTCCACCGGCTGTCAGGGCGCGTTGAACAGCCGCGTCAATGTCTTTGCCCGCCTGTTGGATATCCTCGATGTACTCCTCCAAACCTCTGCTGGAAAACAACGCCTTCATACGGTACCCTTCACTCGCTCGACCACCATCTCGATCCATCGACGCCGGTCCTGCACGGCATCGATACTGATGATGTTCCAGGGCTCGTCGCTTTTGACCACGCGCCACGTGGTGGCAACGTCATCGCGGTGCCGGATCGTCACCGTCGCGCGCTGCACTGACTGCACGGCGTTGCTAGTGTTCTCCTGCCCATGCGCGTTCACCCATTTGGCCCTTACCACGGGCTGTACTGGCGCGTTCGCGTATGCCGGTCTCTGCGCTCCTCCGGCATCCGTGCCGATCGTGGGGACCTGCAGCGTGATCGTCGTGCGCAGGTCCCCGGCATTGATTCGATACTCAGCCATTTCGCCTTGTCTCTTCGGCCAGCTCTGCCGGCGCACAAGAAAATTTCATCATGCAGCCACATCCTCCGCCGGAGATTTCAGCACCAGCACAAACAGCGCCTCCGACAGGTCGCTCGCGCTCACCTGCTGCACCTGGCCCTCCACCGTGATCGTCGCCTCGAAACTCGCAGATTGATCTCCGCTCACTCCATAGACTCCGACTGCCTGCTCCACATGGTCGCCCACCAGCGCGCCGCTCAGCGCGATCGCTCCAGCGCCGTTGCGCCCATATACCTGGTAGCTGCGATATTTCAGCGCCTGCGCCTCCAGCTGCGTGAGCACCGCGGTCAGCCCGTACGGCATGATCGCTTCGCTGCCCATCATGGAGGGCGTGTCATACCACTGCACCAGCAGCATTCCTGCCGCCGCTTTCGCCAGCGGGTGGATCTCCGCGTCCGCCGTCCAATCGCGCCCGGTCGCGCGCTGCACAAACTGGTCCAGCATCGGCAGCAGCATCAACATCGTCGGGTCGTTGGACTCCGTCCGTAAATAGTTCGCGGCCTCATTGGGTGTCAGCAGATTCGTCATGGCTCAGCCTGTTCCCCTCCCCCATTGCAGGAGAGGGGACATCACTACTTCGCAACCGGCTCTTTTTCCGGTTTCCTCGCCGGTTCTTTTTCCGGCTCTTTGGCAGGCTCGGCCACGGTCCATCCGAGCCGCTTGTGATCGTCCACCACCAGCGGGCTGACCTCGATGGTCTCGCCGTTTTTCGATATTTTCACGAATTTCTCAGCCATGGGTCATCTCCTAGCCAAGCAATGTCACGATGGCGTCGGATTTAACCGCCTTGACACCCCAGGCGACCGCGATCTCGATGATGATCTCATGGTAGGCCGGATACAGCGAAACGAGGAACGAAATGCCGCTGAACGGATCCGTGACGATCTCATGTTCGCCCAAAGCCCCCTCCTTCGGGAGTTTCGGCACGCGGGTCAACAGATGCACCGCATAGCGTTCGAACGCCCAGTTGCCCAGGTAGTTGTTGCCAATGGTGACGGCGTCGTTATCGACATGCGAGCTCAACAGACCGGGCGTGCCGATCGTCATCGAGCCAGCCGCCAGGGCAGAGTTGACCACGTATTTGTTCGAATCGGCGGGCGTGCCGTTGGCAATCGTGATCACGTCGCCAGCCAGGATGGTGTTGGATCCGGTATCCACCGCGAGGGTGGTGGCGTTCAACGCGTGCGCGCCATTGAGCTGGTATGCGCTGCCAGTGCCTTTGGTGTGGGTCGTGATCTGCCCGGATTCATGCATATCGAATCCCTCGAGCCGTCCGAGACGCGCGTCCCGTAACAGGTCCGCGCTGCCTGATTCATTCACCTTGAACAGCCCGCTCTGGGTCCCGCGAATTTTCGCGCCGGCCGTGGTATTCAATACCAGGTGCATGTCGCTGGTCCATGCGCCGTTGTCCCGTAAAATTTTCCCGATCTGGGCCACGTCGGTCAGGTCGGCGGCGGTTCCGAACGGGGTGGTCCCGGCGGTGCCATAGGCGCGCGATGCGCCGCGCTTCGCGGCGAGAGCCAGGTCGGTCTCGATCTCATTCGAGAGCGTGCGAAACGCTTGTGCGAACTGATCGTTTTTGATGCGGTCGTGCATATCGCCGAGTGAAGCCTCCTCCTCGCCGTTCCACACAAACGAAACTTTTCTCGATTTCGAGATCGACATGGTGCCGGTGGTGAATGACTGCCCGGTAGGCTCCGTAGGGGTCGCGGCGGGCGTCACATCCGCTGCGGTCGTCGCGGGCACGATCGGATACGTGATGTTCTGGTCTTTTGCAGCCTGGTCCGCAGACGGATTGAGATATACCGCCGGGATAAAACCCTGCTGTTCGCGCATGACGCGATCAGCCGATACGTAAATGGTGGGGATGAGCCCCGTGAGTGTGTTTGCCATTGTTGTTTACCTCGTTTTCATTGGATTGGTTCAGTCAATGAGCCGCCCGCCGGATTTCGAGAATGCCAGGCGGTCGGAGGGGCTCATCGCGTTAAATTCCGCGAGAGTTTTGACGTTTTTTCCCGCAGCCCGGTCAGATGCCTCGCCGGGGTCCGGCGGGGCGCTGAACAATGCGGCGGCATTGTCGCTCGTCAACGATGCATCGCGCACGCTGACATACAACTGGTTGGCAGACTCTGCCTTGGCCTTGGCCTCCTCCAGCGCGGGGCGCAGCGCAAGCGCATTCTGTTTGCCCTCATCGGTCCCGCTGCTGAACAGCGAATCCATCTCGGCGAGGATCCGCTTCACATCAGCGTCGGCTGCTAGGGCAGCGTCATAAAACGATTTGAGATTTTGCATTGCGATTGACTCCTATTTGTAGAGTTGGACATAATCACGCAGGGCCTGCGCCTCGCGTTCTCTCTCCGCCGCGGACGGGTCGCTGGAACCCATCTCTGGCGAATGATCGACAATTTGAGAAGCCTGCATATCGGCAGGCAGGGATAATTTAGCGAACAACTGTTGGATGGTCTCGTCCAATGTCGCCACGCGGTCAGCCATGCCCATTTTGACCGCCTGCCGCGCGCTGACCATCCTCCCCTCCCCGAACCCATTGCGGACCGCGTTGGGTTTCATGCCTCGGTTGCGCGCCACGGCATTGACAAACGCATCATACGATTCATCCACGCTCGCCTGGATCGCCGTGCGAGCCTCCTCCTGTAACGGCTGGTACGGGTTTCCCTCAATTTTGTATTTGCCCTGGCTGATGATCGAAATCTTAATGCCCTGCTTTTCTAGCGCGGCGCTGTTGTCACGGTGTACCGCAAACACGCCTATAGATCCCACCTCGCCCGATGGCGTGACCACCACCTCGTCGGCCGCGGTCCCGATCCAATAGGCCGCCGAGGCCATGATGTGATTGGAAACCGCCACGATCGGCTTTATTCCGCGCGCGTCATATATCGCCTGGGATGCCTCCTCGATCCCGGCCACCTGTCCGCCGGGGCTGTCCACATCCAGCACGATCCCGCTCACAGACGGATCGTTCACCAGGTCCCTGAACTGGGCGGTAAAACGTTCGGCGCTGGTCGCTCCTGAAACATCCGTGAACATATCCGCGCGCGGGACGATGGTCCCGAACAACGGCAGCACTGCAACCGTCTGCACGCGGCGGTCCGCCGGGCGTTTGGCGCCATGTACACGCGCCTCGATCTCGTCGGCGGTCAGTTTTTCGCCAGAGATATGGCGCTCGACGATCTCCTCCAGTATTGCCAGTTTTTCCGGCAGGATCGCCCATGGTGATTTTACGAATGCCTGCATCACATACGATCTACTGAGGGTTTGCATTTTGGTTTGCTCCTATCTCGGCATTGTTTCGCGTCATCCAGAATTTGTCGCCCAGCGGATAACTATCGCGATCCTCGAGACCGCGCGCCTCGTTGGGGTTCATCGTGCCAGAATTGATGGAGACCTGATAGATCTCTGCGCGTTTTTTAGCATCGGTTCGCAGGACGCTATCCCGCGTGAATTTGAAATATCCGTTTGCCTGGTCAGATTCGCTCAGCCAGCGCAAACGGGCTGCCTGTTCCCATTGCACCAGGTAGGGGTCCAGGGTCGATTTCAGGTAATCGAGATCCTGCTGCTCGTTCGACTGGTAACTCTGTTTCCCCATGTTGAGTTTGTATTCGGGGTATTTGAAAAAATTGGCGATCTCCCGATCGGTCGCATTGATCTGCTCCAGGAATTGTGCGTCGCTCGGTTTCATGGTGATCGGCATGAACTCGGTAACTTTATTATCGAACACGACCAGGCTGCCCGTGTTTTCAGGACCCGCCAGCACCTCCATGTAGGCGTCTCGATATTGCTGGCGCTCCCGTTTATCCAGGAACCCGTTGACTTTCACGTAGGCAGCCGGATTAAGTCCATTGCCCTGGATCTCCTCCTTTGTGGCCGACATTCCCAGTCGCAGACCCACTGTGTCGCGCGCATACTCCAGAACGGACCTCCCCCACATTCCATTGGTCGAGTTGATCATGATGTGCATGATCTCGACAGCCGGGATATATTTTTTCTCTCCGTTCGGGAACAGCACCATATACCAAAGATCGCCCGTTTTCGGGTTCATTTTCTGATGGGTGAGGTTTGTCGGGAGGATGAACAATTCCCGCTGTGCAGGCGGGGGCGGAGCCCAGATCAATCCATTGCCCCAAAAAATCAACCATCTCATTACGGTCCCGATGAATACGGACGGGGTCATCCACCGGTTTGGAGAGACCTGCAGCAGGTATGCCATGTTTCTCATGGACGCGTCCGGGGCAACCGTGCCGGTCCTGTTATCCGACCGGACATATTGTTTCAACGGCATGGTGGAAATGTCATCCACGATCCCGTTCGCGCATCGGTATACGACATGCAGTTTTTTGGAGAGTTCCGGGCTGACGTACTGTTTCGCGCTGGTCATCACGCGCCCGGAATAGGGACTGCCTCCCTGGTCCGGAACAGAATCGAGATTCGCAGGAGCCGGTTGGCTCGCTAAAACGCCGGAGATGATCATTGGTGAGACCTGGCCTTTCCGATCAAAACGCTGAACACCAGGCAGAATGCGC